CTGTCACTTTAGTCGTTGAATGTAAATATTTCATTAAATCTTTTTGACTAAATTCTTCGGACTTTATGTGTAGCAAACAGTTCTGCAATCTCTTTATTCGATTCATATTATTTTTCATGATTTTATCCGCTCTGTATGCTATCTCATCCGTATCATACAAAATTAATTCACATTGTTCTAAGCGTGTGTGGACTAAATATCCATTGTCTTCTATAAATTGTTTTAGCTGTAAGTATGGACCAATAAAAGATATATGATCTTGATAATTCATGCCCAATACTTTTTCTATCACCTTTTTAGGTATCGTGTGACCATATTCTAATTGACCATTCTCTTCTAAATATTCATATGCTTTTTGCAACTCTTCTATTTTCATATTACCTCAAAAAAATTAACCTTAACGAAACCTAACCGAACATATCACAATAAAACGCAACTTAATGAAACACGTCACATCTAAACATATCCGAATTTATTAAACTTCTTTCATGGATTCTAAACTAAATCGTCCACAAACACCATTAGCTAACTGAGGTCTAAGTTCTCCAAAACCATATTCAAAGCCAGCGCGCTCGATAATGCGTTTTAACTCGATTTCCGACAATATTTCTGTATTTAACAGCACTTCGAACTTAACTTCCCACGATGGAAATATTGGACGTGTACGCATTGTTTTTGCTCTCTGGACATTAACCGCTTCTGTAAACACATAAACTTGTTCTCCCTTTTTGTTTTTCGTAGCCCATAGCTTTTCTGGTGTCTGATCTTTGTATGGTAGTAATGGAGTTCCTGGGATACAATCGACAATCAAAGCCTTCATATGCAGTCCTTTCTTTTCTTTACGCGCAGAGGCTCGCAGGCATCCGATAATCATTTTGGATGACAAATACACTCCAATTTCATCGTCATAATATAAAGAAGCTTCCCATTGTAATTTTGCGATTGCCAAATGATGCTCATCCTGCTTGGTTTTAAGTGACGTGATCTCTTTCATCTTCTTTGTTGTTGGGTGTAAAGGATTTGCGAGAGTATCGCAATTCATAACAAGCGGGGATAATGATTTCAAATGTAACTCATATCTTTTTAATGTCTGCATAAAACTTTCCTTTTAAAAATAAACTTAACGTAAAAAAATCCAACTTAACTAATCTCAACATAGCAAAACGAATCCTAACATAAATTAAATCAACGGAACGAATCAAACCGTAACTTAATCCGGCGCATCTCAACGTAACTCAGCGTATCGAAACTAACCGTAAAGATTTCTGTAGATTATACACACAATATACTTAAGACAAAGAAAAAACGGATATGATCAAGAAATAGATTTTATGTATTAGACACTAAAAACCTTGTGGCATTTGTTCCTGTTGATTTTGCATTGGCATTTGCTGTTGTTGAATGGATGACCCTAAGATCTGCTCAAGAAACTTGTTAGATTCTGTTCGCCGTTGAACATCTTGTTTCTCCGCTTCTTCTTCAAGTCGTTGATTGTAGTTATCTATCTCAAGCTGATTCTTGCGGTATTCCGTTTCTATAGTTCCAAATCGCTCAATATTTTCAAGCAACGCAGTTAATGCCGCTTGTTTTTCTTTCAATGACAGTGCTCTATTTCGTTCAATCATTGATAAGCGCTCTTCATACAGACCCAAATTAGATTCACTCCTTGAATGATCTTCACGCGCTCGGGCAATGTTAGCCGTAGCTTTAGACATAAGTTCTTTGAGTTTGGCTTCCTCAAATGCGTGTTGGATATTTGTAGCTTCGTCTTGTACGGCTTGCATTTGCTGTTCTTGCTGTTGCAGATATGGGATGATTTCGCCCTTACCAGTGATATTGAGCTTAGGAATAATTCTCGATGGTGGGAACACTTCACGCCCGAACATCTGATTCATGTCTAGCATTTGTTGTGCTTGTAGATTTTGCTGTGTTGGCGTTAGATCGGACTCTTCGACAATGGTTTGATAATGTGCAAATATTTTGCTGTAAAAATGCGGTGATGGCTCCTCACCTATCATCAAGCCAACTTTTGAAGCATTCCAGTTGTTAAGCACTATTTGCAGCATCTTTTCGCCCAAAGTCTTTAGTGCTAAATCCCATTGATCAAAATACTTTTGGAATACCATTAAATTTGCAGCTTGTTTTAACAATACTGTGAGTGATGAGGTTTGCTTATCATCCTGACCGCTCCAGTTTTCCATATTGACTCCAGACGTCGAAAACATGAGATCTTGCATTTGCTGTGCTAATGCTAAATCGCTTTCAGGCACTGCTGAAGGAATGATCTTTTCGCAATCTGTCATTTCGTAGCCTTCGTTGATAATGACATCCCAGCCCTGCCCAGTGCGTTTTAAATTATCCTCGTTGGCTACTGCACCTATCTTACGTTTCCAGCCCGCATTAATTGTTGCTGCTGCTATATCATTATTAGTTAGTACTTTATAATTAAATAAAAACTGCGCATCTCGCATTGTTCGAACTAATCCTCGTACGCGTAAGTCGTAGTAATTGATATGAGGCTCATAGTTCCAATGCACGCACACAAACGGGCAGCCGAAATCCCCTAATGGATTTCCACCTTGATACATTAGCTGATCATTTAAAACGACAGCCAACTTCCACACATTGGTTTCCACTTCGACTTCTTCCATATCAGGAATATTGTATAATACTCCTTCGATATCAGCATCCTTTGCAAAATCAAAGAATTGATTTCTGGAACGGCTATAAAGACGTTTTTTCTTCTCTTTCCATTTATACCATACATAAGATAGCACCATGAGGTCATTACGAGCCATATTGTAATTTTCAGGTAGAAAATAGAATGATCCGTAACGCTGAGGAGTACCTGCCATCGGTCTAATCAAGTCGATCTTGTCTGGAAACCTATTCTCCGCCTCTTGTTTGCTGATATACTCTTGGCACCAAACAAATTGACAGTCCGACATATCCTTAGAATCGCGGAAATATGGATCAACGAGGAATGAATTATATTCCCAAACCTTAACCTTTAACGCCCCTTGCGCTGCGTCAGAACCAGTATAATCCAAATAAGGCTGTAACAGGACCATCCCCGAGATAGCAGACAACTCACATGCTTTCGAAAACTGCTCATGAATACCTTCCGTGTTACATATATGCGTCATTAGTTTTGTGTATTGGTCTGTAGTTTGTGGGTCTGCGCCTTCTGTTGCAATGTAAGAAATATTTTTGCGATGCTGGCGTTGATATCCTGTTACGAGATTTATCGGTTGCTGAATGATGTTGAAATAATACTGTTGAAAGCTCGATGTCGGTGCAAAATTAAAATACCGATTCACGAACGTCTGCGCCCCGGCATAAAATAACGTATCGATGTTTGATTGGTTCCAGCGGCTTTGTTCGATAGGCTGAAACTTCGAATAAAGGTTGTCAAGCCATTGTCGAACATTTCCTCCGTTCGGTTCAAGAGAGTTGCTCCATGGGGGATAGTAGAAACTGATATGTGCCTCCTAAACCCCAATGGGTTTAAGATACAAAATACAGTAAATATTTTATTATTGCAATTATCTCAATGTACAGCTGCTTTACATCTCGTCATTTATTGATAATACATATTTCTAAATCTCTGTACGAATTCATCTTTTCGGCCTGGGTCATATGTGATAGCCTTATGAAATGTTCCGTGAGTGAAATGTATATCCATATGATCGTCATAAAAATCCACGTGAGCAACATTATCTAAATTTATGATAGAATCCGTGGCTTTCCCTGTAAAATATAAGCATTTATCTATTTTCTTATGAAATACTGTCATTAAAACCCTCTCCGTCTTGGATTATATCGATCCCCGTTCCCGTTAAAGCCCTCGTCGGGCTTGTCGTATGGGTTATATGTATTAACCTTATGTGTAGCAATGACATAACGTAATGCATCGATTGCGTGGTCGGCTTTCTTTTTCGGCGCATCCTCGCCCTGCCTAGCTTTAGTTTCGTCCCACACGTATCCCTCGATCTCTCGAATGAGGTTTGGGCAGCTTTTAAGAACGTATAGATTGCCCATAGCCATCTCAGAGGTCATCATTTGTATACCGTCTAACACTTCGTTGTTTGCATTAACTGTGTGTACGCCTAGTTTGTTTAGATCTAGCTTTAGAGCAGCTGCTGATGGGTCTATGTAGACCGCTTTAATTGCGTATGGCTCTAAAAACTGTTGCATATCTTTAGCAAACTCAGAGACCGTTTTTTGTCTGTTGGTTGTCTTATAGTCCCAGTAATACTCAGCTTCGACCCACAGACGCTTGCCCTCCTGAGCTCTCATGCCTGTGCTAACACCAATAACCAAACAAGTACTAGCATTGACGCTACCAAAATCAATGCCTGCAATCCAATAATCAGCAGCTCGCGGAGGCTTTGATAATACGTGTATATCGCGGTCGAAAAAGTCAAATATGGCGCCTTCCGCAAGACACCAGAGGCCGAGGTAATTTCGCTTATAAAAAATACCAGAAAGAGAATCACGTATACGCTGCTTATAAGACTCGTCAACATAAGGATTGTCATCAAGAGTAAAGTGTAGAGCATAGTAATTTGTGTCTCCTTCTTCTGCCTTATCTATCCATTGCTTTACAATATGGTCTGGTTGTGATGGGTTTGTAGATGCAAAACCAATACTGTGAGGTCGGCTTAAACGCGTATCGATCATGTTGATGATAGACGTAGGATACAAAGTGATCTCGTCACAATAACCTATGCTCCATGTGTCGCCTGTAAATTGACCCAAAGCACCCTCGTCTTTTGCCCCCAGGATTGTGATTTTTTTGTCTTTAAAATATAAGCAATGATTGCTAAAACTGCAAAATGGTCTAAACATAGACAACTCGTCAGACATCATTATAGACTCTACGACGTTACGATATGCCGTGGCCGATGTATGACCCACGATATAGATTTTAGAGTCAGGACAGGCATTTACAGCCTCCAAAAATCGATAATTGATTCCTACCGTTTTACCGCATCTAACTGAGCCATGAGCAATATTCCATTTTTTCGTGGACTCTAAAATAAATTGCCGTTGCTTTTTTGAAAAAGGTTCCGTTATCATGCCTGCAAGATAGCTAAATATTTATTTATTGGCAAAAGAAAAGTGCTTGACTGACTCAACAATCAAGCACTCAAAAAACAAAAAATAGGATAGATAAACGAACTATTATTGGACTTAATTTACTAACAGTATTGCATCTGCAATTATATCACCAGGGATTATTTTATGTCAAAAGAAAACGAACAACCTCAAGAGATTGTCAAACTAACAAAAGCTGATGTCCTTCAAACTATATCTGAGATGCGAAAAAACATTGAGGATTTACCACCCCATGCTATGGTTATGCCATTGACTCATTATGATTTGCTATCACTATTGATACTACTATCAGGAGTGCTCAAAGCAGAGGATTGATTGTGATCTTGTCTTGCCTGCTCAGTGCGGGCAAAGACGTTGTTTATTAATGTCTCTTGTGATGGTGTGTAAGCAGCGTTTTGCTCGACTTTAAGGTCGGATTCAAATTTCATTTGGTCACGCTTTTCCTGCTTGTGATAGTAGTCATAGACAGCGGCGTTAAGATCGTATGCTTTTTGATGCAATTTGCCCTCAGATAGCTTCTGCTCGCGTCTTTCTGCCAAAAAACATTTCGCAATTTTCATAGCTTCCCCGAACCTTTTATGTGTAATGGCATATTCACAAGTTGTGGTGGGAGCTATTGGAGGCTTACGACTGCAACAAAATCCATTGAGATTGGTACTAGTGTCTAATTGTGCCCATTCTATTAACTCATCTGCGAGCTTGTCTATATTTCTACCAGGACGACCGCCTTCACCATTCTTGTTGTATGGTGGATGACCTTTAGGAGCCCCCATATTACCTCATAATTTTTATTTTAACGATAAAAATAATCGTGTTTTAGTGCAAGCGTCATGCGTATTTTTGTGATTTTATTTATTTTGTGCATTTTATTTCTTGCAAAACAAAACATAAAAATGCTATAGTTATACACATAAACGTTGATCAACAACTCGCTTGGTGACTGAGCCATCAAACTCAGCAAGCTTGAGTGAGATCTGAGTTTGTAAAACAAAATAAACAAAAAAACAAAGGATTGAAAAATGAAAATGATTTACGACATAAAAATAAAAGGTTACGGATTGGAAAGAATTTATAAAGATGCGGAAACAGAATTTCATGATGAATTTTATGTAGATTCAATTTATGAATTCTATAAAGAACTAATAAAAATTGGAAAAGCAGATATTGCAAATTCAAAAGATTTTGAACGTAATATTGAGTGCACATATACAAAGCGCCCTAGATTTCCAAATGAAAATAAAATTGATTTTAATTTATAAATAAAACAACAAAGGATTGCGAGATGAAACGTAAAGAATACAAGAAATTAGCATACGAATTCGGAATACAGGGTTTTAAAGATGGTTTGAAAAGTGCCCCTTGTTTAAATGTTGAATTTATGAAAATGGTACCTAATTGTGCAATCGAAGATAACAAAGGGGTGGGTCTAAGAATTGCAATGTATAAAGAATATTCTCGCGGATTTATTGAAACACTTTTAAAAGATTAATAATCGGGTAGAAAGCCCCCAAAAAACAACAAAGGATAGAAAATGGATTTATTACAAATAAGAAAAGAGTTATGTGCGATCGAGGATCATTTGCATAAAAAAGAACGAGTGCTACGGAAAATATATATTGCTCTGGAGGTTCTTTCGAAAAAGTTTGCGGATGACTCAGTGGAATTTGAAATGATCACTAATCTAATGCTTGATTTAGACGAGGTGTGAAATGAAAATCGAACGCGAAAACAGATTTGATTTAGACGAAAACGAATGGTTAGATTATCATCTGGACGAAGAAGAATATGAGATGGATCTGGAAGAAATGTTTGAATACATACAAAAACAAGAACGGAGTCAGTCACAAGTAGACAGTCTTGGGATATCTTGGGCTGATTTTATGTAACAGAATGGGGGCTAAATGTCCCTTAAAAAAAAATAAAAAAGAGAAGAAAAATGGAAAATAAAGAATTTAATAACAGTGAACTTCAAAAAGTATTTGACGAATGTTTACCAAAATTTATTAACAGATTAAAAAACCTTGAAAAAATTAATAGTGATATAAAAAACCTTGAAAAGACGCTTTGTGATTGGGCGATTCTTCCGTGTCGGGTTGAAATTCAAGATGTAATTTTAGAATTCAAAGATAAAAGGATCAGATTTTTATCGGCTTTAGAAAATATAGATTGTCCGTTGATAGAATGTAAAATTGAAAACCGCATGAAATGCGCCAAACATTTACCAGAATTTTTAAGATTGATATCACAAAATTTATATTAAACAGGGACACTTTGTCCCTCCCTATTAAAAAAGAGGAAGCATGCAAATAACAAAATATGATAGATCAGAAATTGAAAATCACATAAGGAAATTTTTAAAAGAAAAGGATGTTTCTTTATTAACCGCAATATGTATTCAATGTAATATTTTTCATTATTTAATTAAAGACAATGTTATTTCGGACAGAATCAAAGAAATTATTAATGATTTAAAAGAAAATGAAATCGAATCAGAACACATATTACGTTCGATTTTGTTTTTTATATCTTTGTGCGAGCCGTTAGCCAACAAAATCAAAGAAATACAGGAAAAAAAATAAACTATTCTTTAG